AACAGATAGTCATGTAGGTCATGCAAGTCCTACACCTAGTCCATTCCATCAAACATCATACGCATCTGGTTCTCCTGATGTAATTGTTAATGGAGCTGCTGCAGTTCGTATTGGTGATTCAACTGGCTGTGGAGATCCTGCTACTGGAGGTAGTGGTACAGTAAAAGTAAATGGAATTGGTGTTCATAGAATAGGAGACGGTACTGGAGGTCATGGGTCATGGGTACCTAATGCATCTGCTGGTGGTTCTTCTACTGTGATTGCAGGAGGATAATATGAGTTTAATATGTGGAAGTAATGCATCTATGGATGCGATTACTGAGAAAGTAGATGAAATAAAAGCTAAGTTAGCTGAAGGAATGTCTGCACTTGGTGATTTAGAATCTAAAGCAGGTGAAGCACTTAGTCAATTACAAGCGGCTATGCCAGAAATACCAGCGGCCGGCCCTTCATTACAAGCCGATTTAAGTTCTTTTATAGCAAGTGCTCAAGCAGATTTAGCTGGTGCAACTGCGTCTTTTCAAGCTACTTGGGGTGAAGCTTTATCTAGCTCTGAAATTCAGGGTTATATTGATAAGATTACAACCGCACTTTCTGATCCATTATCACTTGCTTCTTTTGATCCTTGTTCTGAGTTTCCTAATAAAGAATTAGATGCTGCTGGTAAAGAAATAACAAAAGCCCAAGAAGCTGCTATTCCTAATGTTGCACCTTTAGAACTACCATCTTTTGATCAAATTACAACAAAGATTCCAGCCATTACATTACCAGACGGAACTGTATCACCAGAAATAACAATTACTGGCCCAACAACTCTTGATCTTAGTTCTTTAGTATCTTCTGTATCTCCAGCTGGTACCTCTAGAAGTAATGCAGGATTTAGTGGAGCATATAAAACAAGAGGTGCTGTATTAAAAACAGTTAATGATTATTTTACTCCAAAAGTAAAAGCAGCCCGTCTAGCTTATGAAAAAGAAAAAAAGAAACCTGAGTTTGGTGCTACTGGTGGATCTGGTATTAATGGATCTGGAGCAGCAAAAAGAGATAGGTTATATAAGACTGGTAAAATGTCTGCAAGTCAGGCAAAATGGTATGAAGGATTTTTAGATGCAGAAATAGAATATCACAATGTACAGGGTAGACGTGATCATATTAAAGATCAGTTAATAATTTATATAGAAGTTCTTACTGGAAAAGTTTCTCAAGAAAATTTTGATAAAGGTGAAAAAGCTTTTAAAGAAGATTACAATAATAATATAGAAGAGGTTGGAGGTACAGCAGCTGCAGAAGCAGATTTTAAACTATATGAAGACGGTAAGGCTGAATTAGATAAAAATAAAGCAGATTTTGCTGGTGTAGGTGCACATACTAATGCAGTAGTGTCCACTGCAACGCAGTAATGAGTATAAATAGATCTATATAAACATTCACTGTTACGAAAGGTATTAATTATGAAAATCGGTGAACAAATTATTGAAGCAGCTAAAAAGCAAGCAGAAGCTGAAATTGAAGTACATAAGACTAACATTGCGGTATATCAAACAATGCCAGCTGGTATCGGTGAACACAGTGACGTAGTAGAAGCAGTTATGGCAGAACTTGATAAAATGGCTGCCGCACACGATCGTTTAGAGATGATAGAAAAGTATATAACATAAAATGGCAAGAACACAAACAAAATCAGACGTAAGCGGAAAGGCTATTATTACTAGCAGATCAGTGCTATACTCTGATTTTGATTTGGCTTTTATTAAACATCCAAATACAAAAGATGTTACAATTTTAAAAGATTTAGATTCTGTTAAACAGTCTATTAAGAATCTTATTTTAACATCAAGAGGAGAAAGACCTTTTAATCCAAATTTGGGATCTGGTATTAGAGCTTTATTATTCGAGCCTGCCGATTTTTTTACATCTATCGATTTACAAGAAGCTATTGAAGAAACAGTATTAAACTTTGAACCAAGAGTAAATTTATTAAATGTAGATGTTGATGCTGAAGAAGATTTTAATAGATTTAAAGTTTCAATAGAGTTTCAAATGATAACTAATTTACAAAGAGGAACTACAGAGTTCTTTCTCGAGAGAATAAGGTAAGGAAAAAATATGGCTATTACAGTTTCAAAGGAGAGACTTAATGTTACAGAAATGGATTTTGATCAAATCAAAGCCAATCTTAAAACATTTTTACGAGCTCAATCTACTCTTGCAGACTACGATTATGAAGGATCGGCTCTCAGCACTATTATTGATGTTCTTGCTTATAACACTTTCTATAACGCATTTAATGCTAATCTAAATATTAATGAAATATTCCTAGATACAGCACAAGTAAGAAATAATGTAGTATCACATGCTAAGTCATTAGGGTACCTTCCTAGATCTACCACTTCGCCATTTGCGTCACTTAATGTAACAGTAAATGCTCCATCTGGTTCTCCTAGTTCTTTATCAATGGCAAAGGGTACAACCTTTCAAACAACAATTGATAATAAAAATTATACTTTTATTAATCTGGAAGCTCAGACAATTCAACCAGTAAGTGGTGTTTATACCTTTAGTGGTGTACAGGTTAATCAAGGTACTTTAAGAACACAAGAATTTATTGTTGACGATACATCAACTTCACAAAAGTATGAAATACCAGATATCAATATTGATACAGCTACTTTAATTGTAAAAGTAAAGACAAATGCCGGATCATCTGATTTTGAAGTTCATACTCTTGTAACTAATATCGTTGATGTTACATCGGCCACAAACGCTTATTTCTTACAAGAAGGTGTAGATGGAAAATACGAAATTTATTTTGGTGATGGTGTCTTTGGTAAAAAGTTATCAGCAGGCAATATTGTACAAATAGAATATTTAATTACTGATGGAGAAGCTGCAAATAACTCAACTGTCTTTTCTCTTACAGGAAGTATTGAAGGTAATACAAACGTAAATATTACTTTAGCATCGGCTGCTGGAGGTGGTGCTGTTCGTGAAGCTGTAGACTCTATTAAGTTTAATGCTCCACTTTCTTTCTTATCTCAAAACCGAGTTGTAACTGCTGATGATTATAAAGCTATTGTAAAAAATAACTATACAAATGCTGAAACAGTTTCAGTTTGGGGTGGAGAAGAACAAGCTGTACCAGAATATGGTAAAGTGTTTTTATCTATTAAACCCGGTAATGCCGAAACTTTAACAGAAGTTCAAAAGCAGTTTATTAAAGACTCTATTCTTAAAACTAAAAACTTAGTGTCTATTACACCGGAAATTGTTGACCCTGATTATACATACATTAAACTAGAAGTATTTTTTAAGTATGATCCAAACTTAACATCACTTACAGCTGGTGAATTAAAAGATAAGGTTATTGCTACAATCACAAACTATAATAATACTAATCTAAAAAAGTTTGATGGTGTGTTTAGAGCATCACAAGTAACAACTGCAGTAGATGCTACAAACCCAGCTATTCTAAATACTATTCAACGAGTATTTGTACAAAAAAGATTATATCCTACAATAGGAAGTGCAGAAAAATATACGCTTTCGTTTTCAAGTCCATTTTCTTCTAATCTTGCTACTGGTGATTCAGTTATTGATTCAAGTGAATTTATTATGAATGGCTTTAATCATAAGATGCAGGATATTCCAACAAGTGATCCAAATATTAGAACACTTCAACTTTACAGAATTTCAAATAATCAAAAGATTATTACAACAGTTGATGCAGGAACAGTCAATATTAACACAGGTACTGTAGTACTTACTAAGTTTAATCCTGACGGAGGCCTTGTAGGATCTAATACATATATAACTGTAACAGGCACACCAAGTTCAAATGACTTGGCACCTAAACGTAACCAGTTACTTCAAATTGATTTACTACAAACTGCAGTTACACCACAAATTGATGAAATTGCTACAGGATCAGTTATTGCAGGTATCGGTTACACAACTACGGCGAACAATAGTTAATGTCACATAAAGTATCAAATATAGTACCAGAGCATATTCAGCTCGAAAAGCCTGAACTAATGAAGTTCATGGAAGCGTACTATGACTTTCTTCAAGAACCAGACCAGCCTGAAGCATTTTTAAAGTCTTTACCTGCTCATCGTAATCTTGATACTGTTGGTACTGAATTTTTGGAAATGCTACAAAGAGAATTAGCTGTTCCAATTCCTGAAACTGTTGTTGCGGACAAATCAAAATTATATAAGAATATTACAGATATATACCTTTCAAAAGGTGCTGAACCTTCTTATAAAGCTCTTTTCCGTCTTATCTTTAATGATGAGATTGAATTATTTTTTCCACGTGTTGATATTCTTAAACCTTCTTCTGGTAATTGGGATCCAACAAATCAAAGGTGGAAAAACGATGATGGTAAACTATCGGTTAAAAAGTTTATACAAGACTCTCGGTATTACCAATCATTTTCCTATGTTATCAAAACTGGTCAAACAATTGATAACTGGAAAGACGTTGTTAAAAAATTACTTCACCCATCTGGCTTTGCTTTCTTTGGTGAGGTAACTATCTTCTCACAAGCAACTGGTGCATCAGGTAATCCTGTAGCTGCCAAAGGTGTTGCAGACTTTTCTACTCAAGATACTGGAATTCCAGTGTTTGTAGATCCAGTAGTTGTAGATGTTGCTATACCACAGATTGGTGGAGTAAATCTAAATGTTGCACTTACGTTTGTCCTTCAGCCTATTAATGAATTTGCAATAGGACCAACATTCTTGCATGTAGAAAAATATAAATTTTTACCAGATATTGGCCCAATGAGTAATTATGGTAATTTTACTATTGCTCAAGCTGGTACTGGAGGAAAATTAAATATATCGTTTGAATCAGTGATTAACATCACATAACATGTATAAATAGTTTTAACTAATTAAATGAGGTAAGGTTATAAAATGGTAGCCATCGTATCAAAACAAATCCGGGTTAATAATGCCGGAAACTTTCTAGCAGACGTAGGTACAGATAGTACTTATCTCTATATCGGGCGGTCACAACAATGGCCATCTTCAGACACAGCAATTGCCACTCCTGTGGATACCGTTGCAGATAAAAATAATGTTCATCAGAATATGATTGCTCTTAAAAAAGTAGCTCAATCTGATGTATCACACTGTATTACACGGTATAACTGGTTATCAGGTACTACGTATATAGCTTATGATGATCAGCTAAGTAGTTTAGGTAGTTCTCAATATTACGTAATCACAGACGAATTAAACATATATAAATGTTTACAAGCTGGTGCGGGTGCTTCTGTTGTTAAACCTACAGGCCAAACCGTAAATGCTGCAAATGCTATAGAATCTGATGGTTATGTATGGAAATTTATGTATACTCTTTCGGGTACACAAGCTACAAAATTCTTAACTAACTCATTTATTCCAGTAAATATTCTTCCAACTGACGATGGATCTTTACAGTTTGATGTACAAACTGGAGCACAAAATGGGTCAATCCATAGAGTTCTTGTAACGGCAGGTGGATCAGGTTATACCTCAACACCAACAGTAACTATTACCGGTAATGGCTCAAGCGCCACAGCCGCTGCTACAGTTGTGGGCGGAGTAGTTACAGCTATTTCAATGAGCAATATTGGATCTGGATATAACGAAGCTTTAGTAGCTATCACTGGCGGTGGTGGAACAGGAGCTGTAGCTAGAGCAATTATTTCTCCTCCTGGCGGTCATGGTGCAAATGCAGCTGATGAGCTTGGAGCTTTCTTTATGATGTGTAATGTTAACTTAGATTCTGCAGAAGGATCTGGAGACTTTCCAATTGATAACGATTTTAGACAATTAGGTCTTATTCGTAATCCATTTAATTATGGAACAACTACAAAAGCAACAGCATCCACATTACAAGCTACTCGTAGTTTAGTATATGCATCACTTGCCGGTGGAGCTTTTGCGGTAGATCAGATTATTACTGGAGGTACCTCTGGAGCACAGGCCTATATAACTTCTATAGACGTAGGAACAAATACAGTTAGATATCATCAAGATGAATCTACTGGTTATGGAGTCTTCCAAACATCAGAAACTATTTCAAATGCTAGTTCAGTAACTGCTACAATATCTTCACTTGGAAACCCTGAAGTTGCTAAATTTACTGGTGAAGTACTTTATATAGAAAATAGAAGTGCTGTTGCTAGGGCCAACTCACAAATTGAAGATATTAAACTTGTACTAGAGTTTTAAGGTAAAAAATAATGACAATTGATTTTAATGTATCACCATATTACGACGATTTTGAGACTAACGCTAAAGACAAATATTATCGTATTTTATTTCGTCCAGCTGTTGCACTTCAAGCTAGGGAACTAACTCAGCTTCAGTCAACTCTTCAAAATCAAATTAGCCAATTTGCAAATCATACTTTCGAAGATGGCGCAATGGTTATTCCTGGGCAAACTGCTTTAGATAAAGAATATGGATTCATTAAAGTTGGTTCTACATTTAGCTCTGCAGATGTAGAATTATATCGTGCAGAATTCTTAAATCAAACTGTCACTGGTCAAACTACTGGAGTAACTGCTAAAGTAGTTGGCACTCTACCGGTTGTTGGATCAGATCCAATTACACTGTTTATTAAATATACTTCTTCAGGTACAAATAAAACTACAAAAACTTTTGCTCAAAATGAAGTCGTTGTATCTGGAGCATCTACTCCACGTTCTGCTCAAATAGAAAATGTCTCGGGTAGTGTAGGATTCGGTTCAGCCGTAACTATTAAACCTGGTGTATATTATGTTAATGGAACATTTGCTTATGTTTTAAGTCAAACTTTAGTACTTGACAAATATACAAATACACCTTCTTATCGTATTGGACTTACCGTAACGGAAAGTTTAATATCATCTACCGAAGATGCAAACCTTACTGATAATGCTACGGGTTCTCCTAACTTTGCTGCACCTGGTGCTAATCGTTATAAGATAGTTCTTACACTTGCAAAACAAGCATTAAATTCTACTGCTGATCAAAATTTCATAGAATTAATTCGTGTAGAAAATGGTGTTATATCAAAACAAATTAGATCAACTGAGTATTCTGTCCTTGAAGATACTTTTGCTCGAAGAACTTATGATGAGTCTGGTGATTATACAGTTCGTCCATTTGGTATTGATATAAGGGAACATCTTCTTAGTGGAAATAATAGAGGAGTATATGCATCAGGATCAGGTGGTGATGATGCTAAATTAGCTATTGGTCTTGAGCCAGGCAAAGCATATGTCCGAGGTTATGAAATTGATACTCTATCAACTACATTTGTAGATATTGATAAAGCTAGAGATACAGAACAAATTGTTAACTCTGTTACAGCATTTGAGTTAGGTAACTACACTCTTGTTAATACTACAACAAATATTCCTAATATTACATCTTATGAAAAATTAGATCTTCGTAGTTCAGCTAATACAGTAATTGGTACAGCTCGGGCCCGTGCATATGAATTACATTCTGGCACACCAGGAACATCTGGAGCTGTTTATAAATTGTACCTCTTTGATATCCAAATGACTGGATCAAACTTATTTTCAGCTGTAAATCAAATCAATAATGCAGGTTCTACTGCAGGTGAATACCTTTCAACCACAGTTAAAACTGGTGGCCTTGCAGTACTTTATGCAATTAATAATAATGACTTATTATACCCTCTACCTTATAAGCAAGTACAAACCATTAGAGATTCAGGTGGAGCAATTGATACTACAATTACAGTTCGCCGTAGATATACAACCACACTTTCTTCTGGCCTAGCTACAGTTACTGCAGGTTCTGATGAAGCTTTTCAAACACCATACTCTGGTGTAGATTATGTAGTAGCTAATAGTTCAACTGGTACAGTATATGATATGTCTACTGCAGACGGCACCGCTGGAGCTACTCGTTTAACAATTGGTGGAACAGGTAGTGTTAACCTTAATATTGATTTAACTGGTGCAGGATTATCTGGAGAAAGTTTAGTTATTATTGCAACAGTTATTAAAACAATTGCACAAGAAAAACAAAAAACATTAAATGCTAATTCTACTCTTGATATTGCAAGTCCAAATTCAACAGCTAATAGTCATGATTCATTATTAAAAGCTGATATTTACCAATTAGTTTCAATACATGATTCATTAAGTACTTCAACTAATGCTACTACATCTGATTTAAATATTACTTCTCGCTATGAATTAGATAACGGTCAAAGAGATAACTTTTATGATGTTGGTAGAATTAAATTAAAAGCTGGCATGCCAGCTCCTGTCGGTAGAATTCATGTAGTATTTGATTATTTTAGCCATGGTGCAGGAGATTATTTCTCAGTTGATTCATATACAGGACAAGTTGGCTATGCTAATATTCCTTCATATGCTTCTTCAAATACAACATACGAATTAAGAGATGTTCTAGATTTTCGTCCACGTATAAGAGACGATGGAACATCATTTATAAACGCTGGTGGTGCTAATCAATCTGGTGCAGCTCTTACAGAAATTGGTAAGATTGCGTCTAATATGATTAAAGATTTCCGTTATTTCCTACCACGTAAAGATAAAATTTATGTAGATAACAAAGGTACTTTTAAAGTATTAAAAGGTGTATCTGCAGCTAACCCTGCTCGTCCTGCTAATCCAGATGATGGCATGGTAATTTACGACTTAGATATCGGTCCATACACATTTGATACGAATGATGTAGTACCAATCATGAAAGATAACAAACGATTTACTATGCGTGACATTGGTCGCCTAGAAGGTCGTATTAATAACCTTGAATATTATACATCACTTTCTCTTCTTGAGAAAGAAACTGCTGATGCTCAAATCTTAAACTCATCAAATGTAGATAGATTTAAATCTGGATTTATTGTAGATCCTTTTTATGGTCACAATATAGGTAATCCAAAAGACCCAGATTATCATATTTCTATTGATGCAGAAAAAGGTGAAGCAAGACCACAATTCTATGAAGGCAATGTTCGATTACAAAATCAAGACACTGCTTCATCAAGTACATTCCAACAAACCGGTGATATGATTTCTCTTCCATATACAGAAGCTGTAATTATAGATCAACCGTTTGCATCTGGTACAGAAAACGTTAACCCATACGACATCTTCCAATTTATAGGTCAAATTGACCTTACACCATCACAAGATGATTGGAAAGAAACAGAAGTTCGTCCAGACCTTATCATTGATAACGAAGGTCTCTTTGATGTGGTTAATACGCTTGCGGCCGAAGACGGAGTACTTGGTACAGTCTGGAATGAGTGGGAGACTCAGTGGACTGGTAGAGAGATAAACTTAGGAGATGTTTCAGGGACACAGCGTTCGGGACGCCGCCTGTTCGTCGATACCTTAATCGCTCAACAAGCACAGCAGTCACGAACTGGTGTACGTACTTCGGTCGCGCCAGACACTATTCAAACATCGTTAGGTGAAAGAGTGGTAGATGTACGTATGGTACCATTTATTCGTGCACGAAGAATTAAATTTAAAGCTACAAGGTTTAAGCCAAATACTCGTTTATATCCTTATTTTGAAGATATTAATGTAAGTGACTTTACAAATGATATTACTTCTGCAGCATTTATTCGTCATTCTGTAACTCCAGTTGATCCAGAGCCAAATGCATCTGCAATTCGTCACCCTGATATTTCAACTTCTGATATTTCATCTGGTGCAAATGCTATTATCACTGATGCTACTGGAACAGCCTATGGTGAGTTTTATCTTCCAAATACAGCAGCTACAAGATTTAGAACTGGTGAACGTCTATTTAAACTAATGGATGATGCTAGTGGTAATATTGGAAATGCAACTACATCGGGTAGAGCTACATATGCAGCTACTGGTATGGTTAATACTACACAAGAAGTAAGTTTACGATCTCCAACATTAGTTCAAGAATCAGTATCAGATGTTCAAACTGCTCTTCTTACACGTCAATCTACACGTACAGTTGGATGGGTTGATCCTCTTGCACAAACATTCTTAATTGATAACCCAGAAGGCGCATTTATTACAAGCATGGATATATTCTTTGCTGCAAAAGATGGAGCTATTCCAGTCACACTTCAAATACGTGGAGTTGTAAATGGTTATCCTTCAAATGAAATTCTAGCCTTTGGTGAATCTGTAGTAGATGCGGTAAATGTAAATACATCGGCTGATGCTACAGCAGCAACTAACTTTTCTTTCCAATCTCCAGTTTACTTAAGACAAAATCAAGAATATGCAATTTGTTTATTAGCTAACTCTAATCAGTATACTGTATATACTGCAGAGATTGGTCAAAACTCTCTTGGAACTACAAGGCGTATTTCTACTCAACCATATGCTGGTGTATTCTTTAAATCACAAAATGGTTCAACTTGGTCTGCTGATCAAACAAAAGATCTTAAGTTTACAGTTAAAAGAGCTCAGTTTGATACAACTGCAAGTGGTGTAGTTAACTTTGCAAATGCTACATTGCCAATTAAACCTCTTAGTGCAAATCCAATTTCAGTTACTCTTAGTAGTAATAAAGCTGTAGTCTATCATAGAAACCACGGTATGCCAACTGGATCTAAAGTAACTATTGCAGGTGTAGATTCAACTATTGGTGGAGTTGCAATTAATCAGTATAATGCTACTCATACGATTTCAGAAGTAGAAATAGATTATTATACTGTCACAACAGCTTCAAATGCTACATCAACTACAACCGGTGGTGGAACAGCAGTTACAGCTACTGAAAATAAACATATAGACATTTTATATCCTCAAGTTAATGAGTTGAATTTACCTGGAACATCAACTAGCTATAAGATCAAAACAACAACTTCAAAATCACTAGCTGGAACTGAAACTACATATCAAAAAGATGCATCATATAGTTCACTTATTGTAAATGAAAGTTATTATCCTACCGTTCCAATGCAAGTAGCATCTCAGGTAAATGAAACTAACTTTGTCGCGGCCGCCGCTAAGTCTTTAGATTTACAAGCTACTATGGCATCAGATACTAACTTTTTAAGTCCAATGTTAGACTTAGATAGAATGTCAGTATTTACAATAGCAAATAGAATTGATAACCCACAAACTTTTAGTGGAACTAACTCTGGTCAAAATAATGTTAGAAACTACTTAGCTGAAACAGCTTCATCTGGTGGATCGGCTCTTGCTAAATATATTACAAGAAAAGTAACTCTAGGTCAATCTTCTGTTGGACTAAGAATTATCTTTGCAGGTAATAGACCTAGTGGTTCATTTATAGATGTTTATTATAGGACACAAGCTGCAGGTTCTGATATACCATTTAATACTTTAGGTTGGACTTTAGCTACTATTGATACGGTTGTACCAAATACTGATGATCCAAACCTCTTTAATGATTACGAATTTACAGAAGATTTAAGTGCTGCTCCATTCCAAATTGTGGCAATTAAAATTGTACTAAGATCTCAGTCATCTGTAGCTATTCCAAGAATTAAAGACTTTAGAGTTATTGCACTGGGTACGTAATGAGAGTAAATATTAAAAATCGTCCTGGCTTACAAAGAGATATTAACTCTGGTGCAGTAATAAATACTGATATTACTGCTTACCAAAAAGCATTAAATGCTAAGGCGGCGGCAGAACAAAAAGAAAATGAACTTCAAGATATTAAAAATGAAGTACAGGATTTAAAGATTTTAATGAACAAAATAATTGAGAGGCTTAGCTAATGGCTGTGATTTCAACAAATACGTCAGACACTTTTGAGCAATGGAGAGTAAAAACAAATCAAGTTTCTACTTTTATAGGCGATAGTGGAACACTTTCAGGTAGGTATACAGCAACAGATGTAGTTGCAGCTTTGAACGAAATTAAAACAACATCGACCTTTGATAATAAAATCACTATTGCAGATCAAGTAGTCGATGGAACTACTGAATTAGCTGGTGATGCGGCTATTCTAAAAATTACAGCTGGTAGCGCAGATGTATTAACACTTAATCAAACTGGTAATGTAACAGTTGCGGCTGATCTTTCTACTGTAGGAGCTATAAGTGCTGGTACAACACTTGGTGTAACTGGTAATGCTACAATTGGTGGTACTACTACATCTCAAGGTCAAGTAATTGCAAACGCTGGTATTGACTGTAATGGAACAATTGAAGTATCAAATAATTTAATAGTTGACGGTAATACTCAATTAGGTAATCAAACTACTGATACAGTTGATATTCAAGGTAGTGCAGCTATTGCAAATGGACTTGTAGTAAACGGTGCAGTAACTACTCTTAATCAAGGGTTAACAGTATCTGGTGCTGCTCAGTTTAATAACGCATTTACTATGGGCGATACTCTTACAGTGGCAAATACGTTTAGTGCCAATGGTAATGTTGTACTTGGTAATTCAACTGCAGCTGATTTAGTTTCATTTGGATCTAGAGTAAATACTGCAATTGTACCTAATGCAAATAATAGTTATACACTAGGGACTAGTTCTCTTAAATGGAGTACAGTTCATGCAACTACCTTTAGTGGTACTGCAACTACCGCAAACTACGCTGACTTGGCTGAGCTTTATCTTTCTGATTTTGCATATGAAGCTGGTACTGTAGTAAGAGTCGGTGGTGAATTTGAAATTACTGCTACTGATGGTAATCATAATCATTCTGTACTTGGAGTTATCTCTGCTTATCCAGCATACTTAATGAACAATCAACTAGAAAATGGTATTCCAGTCGCCTTGAAAGGACGTGTTCCTGTAAAAGTCGGTGGTACTGTTAAAAAGGGAGATCGTTTAGTAGGCGCACCTGAAGGTCATGGTGTAGTAGATAATGAGTCACCTCATGGATTTGCGGTAGCTCTTGAAGATTTTAAAGCTACTAAAAAGAATCCTACTGGTATAGTAGAAGCCGTTATTCTTTAATCATCATTATACAAATATAGATCTAGTGCGCAAGATACTCTTGTGTGAATTGCGGGTCTGACAGAGTGATATAGGTAACTAGGAAAAACTAACATGTCTCCTGTTTTTGGTGCATGGTAAGTTGGATCAGTAGTTTTTCTAAATTTCATATCATAACCACGAGCTACATGTGGCCTAGGATCATAGAAAACTATTTCACCACCTGATTCAGGATTAGATTCTAAATAGATTACCATTGAAGCATGAGCACCAGAATGAGTATGAGTTTCCATACCTACATTTTCATAACGGTTAATCCAAGATTTTATTTCATAATCTTTCCAGTCATGTATATTATGACCAGTCCAATCCTGAATAAAGTCATCAAAATAAAAGTAAGCGTCATCAATTAAAGATTGTGTTACTTTCTTTTGTAGTCCATCCATAACCCATTCATCATCAATAGGTATTATTTCAAACCTCATTAATGTCGGATACAGAAAATGTGTTCCCAATTTCAGCGTCATAGTATTTTCGGACATCTAGTACCATTCCTTCAGTTGTAAGTTTACCTTTATTGTTTGCACATACTACACTAATTATATTATTGTATGTTACACTATCTTTTCTATATGGAACAAAGTAAGGATCCATTGGAAGAAGTTCTGGATCATTTAGAACATCATAAAAGTTTTCATTATAGTCTTCCATTATCCAAAAAGCATAGCATATTGCTACCATATAAGATTTTGATGGATAGATCCAGCCAATATCTTTTTCTCTAAAATATCTGATAGCATGGAAAGTAATATCTTCTGTGATTTCAATATCAACATCACCTAAGTCATCTTCATAATCTTTATTTAGTTTATGATATAACTTTTGTTTGATCTTCCATTCTTGCATCATACCACTCTAGTAAATTTATATAGCCGTTACAGCTATTATCTAAATCTTTAACATATCTATAATGTTCTGTTAGACAGTGACCCATATACTTACAATTATTGCAAATATCTGATAAAGTAATTTTTTCTTGATATGCCCATTGTTGATATGAACCGTAACTTGGTAATTCTAAAAAATATTCATTATCATTCTTATCAAATTCTAATACACCAAACTTTCCGTTAGGAGTAATATACACATGGTCATCACTAAATGCATTATAAAGTTTATTGTAACTGTCTTCTATATTAAACAAATTAATAAATTCAAATTTCTTTTCTACATCTGATTCAAGCCATTTAATTACAAAGTCTTCAAAGTCTTTATGAGTTACATTATGAGCATTTGCTTGATTAGTCGAATAAGGTTTAATTTCTACAGAGGTAATTGATCTAACTATATTTAGATCTTTAATCATCTCATCAACATCCATTTTTAAAACTTCAGGAGAAGCTAATATGAGCACAGCAATTGGCTTAGTAGATAACAACATATTTTGATATACCAGGTCTGACTTTTCTCTAGCAGCAAAATCATATGATACACTAAGTGTTATGTTATCTGCTAAGAAACGATCATCAAGCTTTGAAAAATTAGTATTAATGTTAATACTACCACTATAGTGGCTCCTAATAACTGTAAGTATTTTATCGTAGTAACTCCTTTTTAATGCTCCTATTTCTCCTCCATATAAGTCTATATGTTCAATTTTATCATACATTCTAACTTCAAATAATAATTCATCTAGTTTTTCTGGTTTTATCTTTTTTTGATCACCTAATTGTTCTGGTGTAAGATAACAGAAGTCACATCTGAAATTACAAAAATATGATGGATTAATAGAAATATTCATAATATCTTAAATTGTGCACTTTCATTTTCATAAGGAGTCATTTGTATACCTTCCATATCGTTTGACGCCAAAATAGCTGGTCCTAAAAGTTTCATATTATAACAGTGTTCTTCAACCATATTATGTTTCTTAAGATCTTTAATAGTTTTCTTACACCCATTACATATCTGAAACATAGGACAAGTATAACATCCTTTCTTTAAACTATTTAGTTCAAAAGAATCTGCAAGTGGAGTAGCAAATCCACCATTCATCTCAAAGTCCCAATCAATAGCTTTTTCTTTATCATCTCCAAAAGCACCACAAGAATAATAGTCTCCTTCTGGCTGTATAGTTCTAATATGAGAATCACAAGTACGTGTAAGAGGACATATTGTAGCTTCTCCACGTAATCTATTCATCATTTGTTGTGTATTGTGTTCCCATTCTGCTAAACCAGCTTGCCATATTTTTACATATTGATAATATATTTTGGCCAGCATATATGGTTTATCTTGTTCTCCAGATGCCATTGCATAATTAACTTTGCATACAACATCCATTTTTTTAGCTAGCTCTACTGTTCTTATTACTGAGTCTTCGTTTTCTTCTGTAATAACAGCAATAAACGAAGGTCTATACCCACAATGTTCTAATACAGCATTTGAGCAATTCCAAAAGTCTTCTTCAGTAAATACAGAATAGTCACCTTTAAGTCTTCCACTTCCATATTGAAATGACGTAGCAATTCCAACTCTTGGATTCTGAAAGACATCCATCCATTTCTTTGGATTCTTATAAAACGGCCAAAGGTTTGTAGTTAAAGATATATTCGCAGGTAAATTATTGTCATCACAGTACTTAATTATTTCTCTATAGTACTGTGGATCCATCATTAATGGATCACCACCATTTACAATAATAGTTTTAGTTTCTGGGAATCTATCTAAAAACTGATATATTTTAATAAGATCTAGCTTTGAAGCTTTATCTTCTACGAGTTTAGTTGAAGAGCAAAAAGTACATTTAAAATTACATAACTCAGTTGGCTTAATTATTAAATCCATGATATTCCATTTAGTATTCTGGCCGCATGTCTAGGAGAATAATTGTTGATACAAATATACTTAACAAGACTACGTCTATAGTGCCAAAGTAATACTTCATCCATTAGTATAGTGCCGGTATCAAATATTCAAATGATAATACTCTTCTTTCTCCAGTTTTGTGAGCTGCTCTGTGTTCAAAACATTTTTTCTGATTTAGCCAAACAAAATCTCTTCGTTTTGGATATAATGTAAAATGGTAATCATGTGTTTTAACTTGAATATTATTACCATTGTGTTTTGTATTATCATCTAAATAAATTAGTATATTAGAATTAAATTTATTACTATCTTCAAAATCGTTATGCCATTCTCGGGATCCATGATCTACACCACTCCACATAGCACAGTCTTTCATTTCAAAATCATCAAATAGTTTAGAAACATAATTATCAGCCAGCCATTTATGAATAATTGCTAGATCAAACTCAGCTTCAGGAGCTGTCCATAGATTTTCTGGTTGAGTGCAGTCTACAAAATTAAATTTATCAAATCGATCTATATCTAAGTTACTTGGTAATGTTCCATGCCAGTAGCCGTCAATAAAGAACGTCTGCTCGTCAGTCATATTGGTTCCCAAAGTTACACCGTATGTTGAGTTCTCTTATTCCTTAACTCGTCACCTTTATTTACCACTTGTGCATTTACTACAAGTGTAAGTCTTTCTTCATTACCATGATAGTGTGTAACTTCATGCCACAAAAATTGAGGAGCAATAACAACCATTCCTCGTTTTGACTTGATCTTTTCTAACTTAGACCCACCAAAGTAATAGTTTCTTTGCCACCTAGGATCATACAAAGCTAGTTCTCCGCCTTCATCTTCTTCTACATCGTTAAAATATATGCAAGCAAAAGCATCATCAGAATAATGTGTATGGGCTCCAAGTCTAAATCCATTCTTCATTAAGTTAATTTTACAAGAATCTAATTCAACATCAAGAATCATGGTTTCGGTATTTGACTCTGATAATGTATCAATATTGTTATATGCTAAAGCTAAAAAGCCTTTTTTAACTTCATCAATAAGTTCTGACATCTCAGGGCATTGACCTTCAACAATAGCATCAATAACAATATTCTCATTGCCATCTTGGTATTCAGCATGATCAATATCTACATTAGATAAAAAATCTAAATGCTGAGCTCGTAAGAAACTTTCAACTGCTTGAAGTTTTTCTTCACTAATATCTAATTGCTTTTGGTAAATATTAGTTGGGTATATCTGTTTAATTGCCATTTTTAATTCTCATCATTAGGTTTCTCATACCCATATTTATACACGCACTCTTGTTCATAGTTAGTTTCACTAATAGAATCTACACCTTCTATATCACAAATTTGCCTGTTGCAAACACGGATCTCTTCTTTTATCATATTTGCATATGGTTCTAGGTTATCAATCATTTTAAGATACATTTCGTATTTATCTTTTACGTCCTGAAAGTCATGCATCTTAGTTATCCATAAGTTATACAACTCGGCTGTAAGATCTCTTTCTTTACATAGAATTGTTTTCTTATTCAGTACGTCCTGTAGAGTAGTCAAAAGAACATATCCTCCTTCTTATTTTTGTATCATTAGCTTTATGCCAAAATCCTCTAAGATTTGAAACCATAAAAAGATCACCAGCTATCGGTTGGTACATTGCTGTTTTATCACTATCCCATTTAAAATTAATTTGACCGCCGCTTTCTAAATAAGTATGATCTAAATAGTATAAGAAAAATACATCATAGTCTTCAAACATATCTGTATGCCAACCTTGATTATCTTTATCTACTCCATCCCATACTAGATACTTATTAAAAATAGCTTCAGGCCATTCTGGTAATATATACTTATGATAAAGTGATTGGCCAAATAGGTTTAATTTATTAGCTAAAAGATTATCAATATCTTCTTTACCATTATCTCTTGCTCTTTCTTCAGTATTGAGAAGTTTATGGTCGTTAATCTTTATTAAATCTAGGCCGTCAGGCTCATAGAACTTGACGTATCCCTTTGTATATATGTCTGAGACATTAAACATTTCTTACTTACCTCCGATATAATATATAGTCTGTTTCTTTCTAAAAATTCATTAATAGTATCCACTCTAAATTTACCACCTAGCTGTCGGATACTACGGGGCGGAGTGTTAGGATCAAATATATCTTTTATTTCATCTCCTATCTCCTTAAAATCTGATAGATTTATTATAACACAAAACACGTGCTTTGTAAACCCCTGAGGTGAAATTAAATCAATAAAAAGTGGATAAAATTTCTGTAGGATATAATTTGCGGCATTATTCATAAACCACATTTCCATCATCTCTTCTTCTGTAAAAGAGTAGCATGAACTAATTGTTTTGAAATATGTTTTCTTATTTTTATATAGGCTATTCCAATTATCACTACCATCTTCATCTACAATATCACTATAGACTTCCACAGTCTGGATCTCATGCTTATCTTTATATTCTTGTGAGTTTAGCCGTGAATCAGGTAAGAACATATAATCATGTCTAAATGATCCCCATGCCTGAAAGTTCCATATAACTTCCATCTCATTGTAAAAGTCTTCAAGAGTAGAACCTGGCATAGCAAGGATAAGTTCTAAAGCTGGTACAGGGAATCCATGTTCTTGACATCTTTTATTAATATATCTACTTAACTCTAGTTTATTTTCTGTTGTTAGATCTATCCTATCAGCTAATTTCATTGCTTCTTCTGAGATACTTTGAATTGACACTGTAGGTACAACTGAAATGTATTCAGTTTCTCCCCACATATCAGTTCCACCTTCTGACTTAGAATGTTTTTCTGGTCCAGTGCCTACAATATCAAACCAACGATCTATAAGTCTTTTACGTCTATCTAGTGATTTAGATTTCATTGTAGATATATCAGTAAGATTAAAATTGTTTTCCCAGCCATAAGAAAATATTTCTAGATCTCTATCTTCAAAGGCACCAAAGTTTGCATCAGTTAAATAAGCATCTCTATATCCAGCTTTTTTCATAGCATCAATATCTCTTTTTACAATTGAGACATCTTTTTTATAGATCTTAGTATTAATACCTCCACCCCATTCACAAAAGACACATTTATAAGGGCAACCTCTTGTAGTTTCAATAATAATAAAAGGTTCCATCTTATTATCACGGGCATAGTCTACAGATTCTTTTAAGTATTCTTGGTGATCTTCATATACTGAATAATCTTCTTTTGCTAGGTCATGAACTCGGCCACCTATAGACCTTAGTTCCCATGCAATCTTATCTGGCTCTAATGTACCTTCAATATAATTGTTAATAAGATCTTCCATAAATGGTTCACCAGGCTTAGTTGGCTGACAAATAAAATCATATTGTGGTCTAGCTTCTAAGAGTTCTGGTTCATTAGTGCCAATATGTGGACCACCAAGTACAAGTATTTTTTCGGGATGATCTTCTTTTATTTGTTTAGATAACCCATCAATAATTGTATAGTTCCAAGCATAAGAACTAAACATAATAATATCAGCTTCAATTATCTCTTTAATAACTTCATCAAAAGATTCGTACTTATCCCATTTGTAAGGCGCAGGAATCCAGTTAACCTGATTAGCATATTTGCCAAACCGATTATAGTAACTCTGTACTATGAGGTATGTCATATTGTTGGCCAAAGACCAATCAGCATGAGGTGGATTAATGAAGGCTATCTGCATATCTAAAAGTCGCCTTAAATACGCATTCGTCCATGTCTTGTTCTATATGCTTATAGTCTTCTTTAATAAAACATGATAATGGACAACGCTGAAAATATTCACATTCAAAACAATTATACTTGTCTAGAAAGTTCTCAACAATAGTAGGACCACCAAGTTCTTCGGTCTGTGCTTCTTTAAGAAATACAGAACCTGAACATCCCTGAGGCTTAGCACCATCGGGCATGATAGTAAAAGAGTTGCCTCTAGTACATATCATTTTATTTGCTGGTTTATCATTTACAAAGTGATCCACGTTTAAACACTTAGGATACTTTTCTACTAATACTTTATAAAATTCAAATAGATCTCTTTCACTTGGCATTAATACTCTTGAAGTAGCTACTGATGGAAGAAAATGATCAAAGTCACATGTATAGTTTTGGTACAATGCATCAAAAAGATAATCACCAGCCACTATACGATCTATATTCTGTTTAGTTGCAACTAGGGAAACCATTGTAATACGATCTTGAAAATATCTTAAATTGCGTTCAAATAATTTTAGATCGGCTTTACTAAATCTTCCAGCTGGGTCATAACTAATAGAAAAATTCAGATCATTTTGAGCAAGAAAATACATTACTTCTGTATATCTTGTAAAGACTAAATTAGTAATAAAATTAAAATGAACTTCTGCATCTGTATTGCTATCAATATAGAGCATAAAGTCATCATATATGTCTAGGAATCCTTTATCAATCCATTCGTCTTGAAAAAGTTCTCCACCCATTAGATGAATTTTATATGCTTGTTTTCTAGGATTGTTGTTAATCCAATCAATAATAGGATCTACTTTAGCAATGATCTCTTTACGGCTAGCACCTACTATATTATTATGGTCTTGTGGGCAGAATACACACTTAAGATTACAGTGTTCAAATAAGCATACTACTATCTCACCATAACCAACAATCTTTGTTTCAATCAAATCATAAATATCATTCATTACATTATCGCATATTGATCTCTAAAATCCTTATTACCATCTAATATTGCTTGTACAAAGTAATGATTTACTGTTTCTAAATCAATAGAAAAGAAAGAACCGGCTGAGTGTTTATATTCAGATTCTACTTTAATAATAGCATCTAACTGCTTATCAGTCATTTCATCGCCTTGGATGTACTCAATAAAATCTAGTTTAGAAATATCAGCATCTATAAATGATAATTGATTAGCTTCATCCCAGCTTTCACCCATCATTACAGTAAACTTAGCAAAAGACTGAATATGTTTAGGTGTAAGATTATTAAAATGAATGTTCTTACCAGCAGTTGGTTTAGCCAAATACGGTGTAGCCCATATGTCTGGGTTCATAAAGATTGTTGGAAACTCAGAATCATCTTCTAAGATTTCATCATAGTTTGTAAAGTCATACTCTTTATTTAAATTTAGCTTTGAGGTAAACCTTTTTGTAAGAAGATGAGCAAAGAATGTTTCTTTAAGCTCACCAAGATACTTTTCTAAATCTTTCTTAATTAACATAGTAAGTACTGATTTTAGTTCTTTTTTCATCTTACCATTTGCTAAGTAAGTTGCTAATAGGAACTCCATACTAATTGATGATTTATTTTCAGTAATAAATTTTTTACGGTCATCGGCTGATGGTTTGGCAGAGTTATCAAATATCTTACCAAAGTTTTCAATATCAATTTCATATGGGTTATCAGTGTTACCATTGTTTGAAACAAATCTAGCTTGGCCAAAGATTTTATGTTTAAAGACCATAGACTCTAAAAGATCAGTAGCTGCAGCTGTATTAGTTTTCTTAAAAATTATATTAAACCAAAGAGACATAATTCTTTTAAATGCTTCACCATCACAATAGATGATAATTCGTTTACCTGTTTGGTCTGTTCGATTACCAAGGGTTGTAAACATATCCATTGAATCTATAAATGCAGTATTTTTTGATCCTAATAAATTCTTAACTTCAAATGAATGAGCAATAAGCACTCCACTTGTAAGTGTATCTAAATCTTCTGATACTTTATGGCCGTGTTCTTTTGATACCACGACACGATCAGTAAATACATCAATAATATGGTCTGTCGCTACGTATACTTTCTTAAACAGATGTAGCATTTTTGTTCTCCTGTATTGCACCAGTAGCGATGCCATGTGTTAATAGAAACATGGGATTATTTTCGTTAGCCCAGTAACTGTATAAATTATTTCCTTTGAACATATACTCGTTAAAATAAGACTTGTAATATGTTTTGTGTTCTTCAATAACATTACCATAAAACATAAAGAATCTTTCGTTCTTTAATAAGCTTACAAAGTTAACTCCTTCAAGTTCTTTTGTACTATCCTCTGGAAATGATGTTACATAATCTTTAAATTCTGGTGACTCAATAGTATATAAGTTGTAAAGAGAAAGTGAGTCAAGTTTTTTAGCCCATATTTTTAGAATATCTAGATTAGCATCAATAAATTCTTTTTCAACTAATTCAGTTATACCTTTCATTTCAAGAAGTAATTCTATTACTCTTGTTTCTAAAATTGGAATATTTACTATAAAGTTAGCATGGAGATAAGCTTGTGTCATCTCATCAAACCCTTCTTGAGTAGTAAACCCAATATCACAAGGTAATTCTAAATTGCCAAGATAAGTTAATAACTTTGAACCCTGTAATTTAGATTCTTCATAATGAATCATATAAAATGTTTCTTTATCATTAAAAAATAATTTAAGCTCATCTAACTCAATAGGAGCTGTAGTTTCAATCAATGGCATAATTTATCGTCTCCCTCTTGAACCATGACATGAAGAATGACATGATGCATGACATATATCAATTTGTACTGTTGCTGTATTACCTCTAGATGCACTATATTGAGCACGTAAATCAGCAAACTTTTGTTCTAATACGTTATCATCAATTATTTGGCCTGTTGAAATACTAACTGCTCTAGCTTGTAATGATTGTTGATATGAAGTATTCATGTAAGCAATTCCTGATACATTAGTAATAATGCCTGGTGATGCCTGAGTACCAGTATTACCACCAGCACCAGTAACATTTAATAATGCATTTAAATTACGAATTGATGAATAGGATACAACTTCAGCTTCTAATACATCTTGGATACCTGAGGCATCAATAAGTTCACCGTTATTTTTAATAGAGTTACCATTTACTCCAATAGCTCGGCCCGATGTTGTTCCACCAAAATATGCTGTACTAAACTGCGAAAATGGAACGTTATTTGTTCCATATGAAATACCTGCATTAGCTGTTGGAGGTACATAATCTGCAAAACGGTTTACTACGTTTTGTTCTTCTACTGGGTTAGTTAATGATACCATTATATTCCTCGTTTAATTCTTTCATTAAAAATCTTGGAGCTCCACAAATATCGCCTTCCCACGCCAATTGATGACAGTCTCCTTTACAGTATTTATACACGTTACACTCATAACATCGTGGATCTCTTTGCAATTCTTCCATGATAACATTACATCTTTTTGGTGCATTTATAACAACTTCAGGAGGTTCCATAATATGACCAAAGGCTGATGTGGGTGCAGAGTTAGGACATCCAGCAATAGATCCATCACCATTTATTGTAAACAGTTTTTGCTCACAGTCTCTACAGAATGTACCAGCACCTGTATATCCAGTTTCAAATTTAGAATATACATTTTCCATAAACTCATTATCAAACCAATTTCTTGCATCATTGTCTTTTATAAACTTATGCATATCAAGAAAGTATTTTTGAAGAGCTAAATTAGATGGAAATACTGGATTGCGTGTTGCATTACCATCATAAGTAATACGTTCAAGGGCCATTTCCTGTACACCTAAACTTTTTACATAATGCATTAATTTAGCTGGACCCATTTCAATAGTATCATTTGTAAGTGATACAAATAGTTTAATAGTATATCCACGGTCTAATAGTAACTTAACATTTGATTCCCATAAAGCTCTTTGTTTTTCGTTATCAAATCGTATTGTTGGATCCCATGAAGTACCCATACGTTTTTCACAAACTTCGTCTAAAAATGCTAATCGTTTTTCTGTTAACTTAAGTACAAGGTTAGATGTAATACCATAAGTAGCTGAACCATTCCATTTTTCTTGAGTCAATTCATAGAATCTCCATAAGTCTTCTACGGGAGCAAGAAAAGGCTCACCTCCGTGAAACTCAAAATGAGTATTCATTTGAGGTCTTAAGTCTTTTAATTCATTACACCACTTTGCAACAGCATCAGGATTAAAATAAATTTTAGCTCCGTTTATACCATTTGTAAAGCAGTGGTTACAATTGAGATTACATGTCTCCGTCGTTTTGACGTAGATCATAGTATCATTATTTAGCATTCAATTCCTATTGATAACATAGTGGAGTCATACATATTTATAGCCTCATGAGAAGTGCCAGCTGGAATAGAAATATACTCTCCTGCTTCTATAACATAATGGATATTATCAACAATCATCATTTTTTTACCTTCAATAACATATATAAATACGTCTATAGGATCAGTATGCATCGCAAATGATTTAGAATCCTGAGGAGAAATATATAAATGTACGGTATGTTTTTTAGTTATACCAAGCTTTTGAGTGATACTTTTATACTCATCTTCCAGCCCTTCAATCTTAACTGTAAATTTAGCTTCAGCAATATATCTACTTGTAGACAAAAGAGGGATCTCATGGTCTCTTCCAATGTCATCAATGTAAAAAGATTTTGAACCTTTATGTAATATGTCGATCATTCTAAAATCCAAACTATATAAATAAACGTGTATAGTAATTATATATCATAATGCAGGAAAAGTAAATGGCAATTTATGCAAATTTAGTAGTAGACCAAGGAACAGACTTTTCATCTTTTGTAACGTTAGAAGATACTGCTGGTGCAACTGTTGATTTAACAGGATATACCGCTGCTGGTATGATTCGTCGTACTTATTTATCTACAACTAAAGTTGACTTTACTACATCAATTCCAGATCCAACAACCGGAGAAATTAAGATTCAATTAGCTTCTTCTGTCACAGGTGGAATGAAAGCTGGAAGATATGTTTATGATTTAGAAATTACTTCATCAGGCGGAGCGGTATCAAGAGTGGTCGAAGGCCAACTTGAAGTTAATCCAGGCGTAACATACTAGGAGAGTTAAATGCCAACAAACATTAAGGCCGTTGTTAGTTCCGGAACTAATCTAAGAGCTAAAACAGTTGCTATTGCACCTCGGCAAAGCCTATTAGATTTAACTGACGTTAATCCATCAGGACTTACTGATGGCGCAGTTCTACTTTATGATTCAGCAACATCACAATTCCTAGTTAAAAACGAAATGGATAAGGCCACTACCAAAATAATCGGAGGATTTTACTAATGGCAACAATAATTAAGATTAAAAATTCCGGTAGCTCTGGCGCACCAACCGCAGTAGCTACTGGAGAACTAGCCCACTCTTACCAAGTCGGGTCACAAGCAAACGGCGGTGATCGATTATATATTGGTACAGGTGCAGAAACTGGTGGCGTAGCCGCTAACATTGAAGTTATCGGTGGTAAGTATTTCACAGACATGTTAAACCATGTTCATGGTACACTTACAGCGGACTCTGCAATTATAACAGATTCAAATAGTAAGATTGATGTACTTAACGTAGACAATTTACGTTTAGATGCAAACTCACTTACTAGTACAGATACAAATGGGGATATTACAGTAAACCCTAATGGAACTGGTAATATTAACCTTACTGGTCCAGTAGTTCATACTGCTGGCGATTTTAGTGCTACTACAGCTACTGGTGGAACTATTACTCTTAATGCATCAGCTAGTGGTTCAATTGCTATGACCGGTGCTTTATCAGTCAATGGTGCACTTGCTCAAACTGGTACTTCTACAGTTACAGGTATTATGAATGTTGATAATCTACGTTTAGACGGTAATACATTATCTTCAACAGATACAAATGGTAATATTAACTTTGCACCAAATGGTACAGGCGAAACAATTGTTAACTCAACTACATCTATTAAGATTCCAGTTGGTACAACAGGCCAACGTCCTACACAAGCAACTGGTCAAATTCGATTTAATAGTACTGACGGTCGTTTCGAAGGTTATGATGGTAATGCGTGGGCCGGACTTGGTGGTCTAATCGATGTTGACCAAGATACATTTATTCGTGCAGAAACTGCTCCATTAAGTGATAACGATGATCTTGAATTCTTTACTGGTGGTACAAAACGTGCAACCATGTCTACAAGCGCATTAACTTTTGATGATGCTACCATGACTATGCAAGTTGGTAAAATTAAAATTGATGATGATACTATTTCATCAGTAAGTGGTGGAACAATTACTATTGATCCTAATCCTGCTGGCTCTGCTGGTTCGGTTGTGATTGAAGGTAACCTTACAGTTAATGGTACTCAAACAACAGTTAACTCAACTACAGTAACAATTGATGATCCAGTCTTTACATTAGCCGGTGACACCGCTCCATCTACAAACGATGGATTGGATAAAGGTATTGAATTCCGTTGGTATGATACTGCAGCTAGACTTGGTTTCTTTGGTTATGATCTTTCTGATAGTAGATTTAAGTTTATTAAAGATGCTAGTGAATCAGCTGGTGCATACTCTGGCACAGTTTCAGATGTTCAATTTGGAGATGCAAAACTTAAAAGTATTCAGTTAGATACTACTGGAACTGGTTATGCTCAAAACGGTGTTTTAGTTACTGATGCAAACGATGCAGTAGTATATAAAACATCATCAACTGAAGGACATGTTATGCAGGTAAATGCATCTGGTGTTCCTTTCTTCGGTCACATTGACTGCGGAACTTACTAAAATATAATATAAGGTGATTTGAATGACTATTGAATATGATCAGCAAGAGCTGATAAATGAATATATTGCTAAACAAAATAGAAAAATTGCTAACTTAACTGCTGAAAACATTATGTTAGAAACTCGATTAGAAATGGCAGAAAAAAAATTAACTAAACTCATGGGTGATGATCCTGAAGTAATGGATGGAGGAACCTTTGAAGAACCGCCTAAAGAAGAAGAGAAATAGTAAATGGGTACAGTAGTTCAGTTCAAAAGATCGACAAGTAGCGGCACCAAACCAACAACCTCTCAGCTAAGTGCTGGAGAACTTG